TCTTTCCGTATGTTCCCGGTCCGTAAGGCATAAGTCTACTCCTTAATTAATTCAGAAAAGCCCCCTCAGATTAGAGGGGACTTCAGCTTAACTAACTAACTTTAAGTACCCGGAACTACAAACGCAACACCTGCAGTATTACGTAGCTCTCCAACACCATAAATAGTATCAGAAGTGAACAAGTCACCAAGATACTGCTGCTGATATTGAGTCTGCGAACGTACACCAACTTGTTCCGCTAGAGCTAGAGCGTCTTTGTGCATTAAGCACCCGACTCTATCTGTAGCAGTATTAGCTGTTGTTGTAGTAGGACAGTTAGAACTAATGAACACATCTACACCGTAGATTTGTCCAATCTTACCAGTTCTAATAGCATCACCAGAACCAATGAACTGTTGTTCAGTGAATCTGTTAATACCTAACATATCATTAGCACAGATAGGTGGAACGATTAATGAACGATTGTCCATTGGTACGTCCGCATCATCAAGTTTCAGTAGCAATGCTCTGATTCCTGCGTCTGTTATATCTGCTGCGTTAGATGAGTTACCTGTATAGAAAGATGCACCGGTTGAACCGATGTATGCTTTCTCCCAAGCTGCTGCGTTAGCACCAGCTACTGTACCGCCCTGTAAACCTTCCCATAATGTAACTAGGTCAGTGTCCACTTGCTTCGCTAAAGAATATCCCGCATCGTCCGTGTAGAACTTGCGGAGGCTTGAAAGTGCCTGAACCTCTGTGATATCCTCGATTAAGACAGAGTATTCATAATGCTTATCAATCGAAAGATTGGTTACGCTATGAGTGTCACCCTGAATGTATACCTTTGTATTTGCTGCTTTAGCTGTCGCTGAACCACGTACCGGTGTTGGAATGTGAATTGTATCACCTTTCTTACCTTTATGATTTAAGCGAGTAACTAAATTAGCGACCACCAAGTTCGACTTATAAGCTGCAATAGTTTCATCAGACCATAGTTCTGGTATGAAATTTGCACCTGTAGTAGTCGTTTGATGGTTAGTGCCTATAACACCTGTTGCCATAAATTACTCCTGTATAGTAATGTCAAATTATTTGACTCTTCCTTCTGCATAGGCAGTGTATATTTCATCAGCTAAATCAGCATATCTAGAAGGGTCACTCTGTTTTAATCTTATGAGGTCTGCTCTTCGATATACTTTCTTACCTGATGTAGATTCCGATGATACTCTGGATTCGGTCTTACCAGCTTTTAGGTTCTTTTTCCGTGTAGCTTTTTGTTTCTCTTGAACTTCAGCAGTCTTATCAATCATAGAACGCTCCTTCCAGTGCGTCAATAATTCATCGGCTGCCTCATAGTTATACTTATCAGCTTGTTCAAATAAGTCAACTCTAAATTTACTAGCTTTAACCCAATCCTGAAAATTAGAATCTTGTACAATGTCTACATAGTCTGGATGAGTCTGTTCCAGTTGTACCTTGCTACTGTCTTGCGACTGTTTAGCTTGGAACTCTTGGAACTCCTGAAACCTCGGATGCTTTTCTATTAAAGAATTAACCGCTTTACTGGGGTCTTCAAAAAAATCATTCTCTGTTTCGTTGTTTGAGTTTTCTGCTTGTGGACTTGCCTGTGTATCATTTCTAGATATTTCAGCTTTGAGGAAACTATCTGAGAGATTTCTTAACTCACCAATCTCTTGGCTCTTACGTCCAAGTTCTTGTTCTAAGTTCTGATAACTCTTAACTATATCCTCTACACTCTTACCAGAGAATTTATCCGGAACTTCAAAAGCAGGTTCTTCTGTTTCTGCTGCTAGGTCTAGGGTTTCATCTGGCTCTATTGTGTCTTCTACTTCTATATCTTCTGAAATTTCTTCAGGGTCTACTACTATATTGCTCATATCAATGTCTCCGTCCTGTTAAGGATTATGAAGTTGTAAAAATGATGACGCTAGTTATCTAGTTCTGTCATCGCTGCTTTAGTTGCGTCTTCTAAAACAATCATCTGTCTTAGAATTGACAACTGACCTCTGGCGAACCATAGGTCTTTCTCGTTGTCAATAGAGTCTATTCGTTTTACTGATTCGGATAGAGTTTTTAGTTCTTCAACTAAGTCTATCCATCCATCAGTTTCGACTAGATTTATTCTATTGTCATAAAATTCTTTGTCGCTACCTACCACTTATTATCCTTGCAACTTCTCCGTTGCTGACGCTATATTTAAGAGAGTTTCAGACTTGAGATGTTCTATCTCTGGAATATTTCTCATAGTTTCACTCTGAGTATTCTCTGTATCCGCTCTTAGCTTATCA